GTGTCAACGAACTTATATTTGTGGGCTTCAATGGCTCCGGATCTTTTGTAACCGGCGGCCTACAATAACCAAATATCTTAGCGATTCTGGCTGTTGCATTAGCTCCAATTTCGGTAGCTGATGCGTAAGGTCCAATATATGGAACATTACGCATCATACCCGCTACCTTAGCCACTTTNGTAGCTGGTCCCGAAATGACGCCCTTCATGTTGGCTTCATCAATTTCTTTACCACTTTGTGGTGAAAGAGTTGATGGGTCAACTGAAGTTAGTACATTCATCTCTACATCTGTCGCCCATGCGAACACAGATATAGTAACCTTGTCACTAGCACCATTCGCGTGCTTCAATTCATTTAATGAATTGAAGAACAAATTACCCATCTCTGCCCATTGCGATACATCTATGCGCAATGAGTTTGAATAGTTAAAGAATGGTAGCTTCATTTCTCCCCCGGTCGACAACGTAGGATCCAAAAATATCCTAGGTCGTTGACTGGCTTGAATCAAATCATTCTGTATTAAACTTGTTGATGCACTAAGTGCATCAAACACGTCATACGGAAGATAAGACATCATGGCACGACCATATTGAAAACCATTGCCGTTAATAACGACTTTGATCATCAAATTTGATCGTAATAGGGCGTAATTGGCTATCCTATTAATAACCCTAGGATTTGTAAAGTACAAAGTCCAGGGGTTTATAGAAAAACCAAGTACTGACGACGTGGACCACTCCTCTTCGTGAATCTTAATAGGTCGCGAAAAGAAATTTTCCAACGTGGCGTCGTTCGTATCCTGCAATCTTCTCGTTGCATCCATAACCGAATCTACTGTATATAGATACGGATCATGTTGGTCCGAGAAGTTTACATTCTCATATGTTGTCTTGTTGGACAACCTGACAATACTGTTGTCGGCAGTAGATCCCGATTGGATCTCGAATGGAATATTATACACATTACCTTGTGTTTCTTTTGTAGGATTAGTAAGTACGGGGCCTTATCCATGTGATGTACTCAATTCTCATGGCGGGAAAATGTTTTTGAGCAGACAAACTCTACCTAAAT